TGACCTGATGACGCCCTGCCATGTGCCCTAGCACGTCGTAATTTACCGGCCTTTAAAGCTCTGCGTGACATTTCTTGGTGATGATCTTTGGCTCTGTTATGATAATCCGGTCCAGCTACCTGCTTATCTGGATGATGGATAGCTTTGACACCATCTCCATAGTAATAAGTTGTAGTTCCATCTCTAGCAACATCCCGCCTAATATACAAATGCCCTTTGCGTTCTTCGGGGGAAGTTCTTAAATACTTCTTATGATCATCATCTTTCGGATTTACACTAGTATCAGGAATATCTCCACGATGTTTAGTATCTTTAGAATCAAATTTCATAGAATCAGGCATTATTGTTCATCCTCATTTTCATAAGAGTATGGGCCTTTCTTTTCACGTTCTGCTACGGTAGTAGGTGTACGATTTTCAGGCTTATGTATTGAAGACGTACTAAATGTGGCTTTCTCAATAAAACCTACCCCATTAGCGGTAAGGTTAGCCACATATTCTGTTCCGTCTGATTCAAACCATAACCTACTTCCATCAGGGCTGGGGCCTTTAATAATAGGAGTAAACCCCTTATCCATTAAATCTTGAATCCATGTCTTACCTGACCCCAAAGATTTAGCCAAACCATGTATTCTATCAATAGTCTTTTTATCTCTGGCTTCGTTATATTCATCTACATCCCGTTCCATTAGTGGGGTTTTATCCATCGCCGTGGGCACCTTACCAAATCGGGGAACTTTTACAGCATCTACAGGATCAAATTCTAATTGCATAGGATTCATCTCAGGGGGAACTTCTCCCCCACCTTGCTGTTGTTGAGCCATCTGATCAGCCTGTTGTTGAGCTTGTACTGCTTGCTGTTCCACTTGCTGGTGCATAGATTCTACTCCCAAAGCTTGACTTTCACCTTCAATTTGGGCTAGTGGGACTGGCTCACCCGTTACAACGAACTTGACGTCATCCATATCTATGTTTTCATCTTTTAGTTTCAGTGTATAACCCATATCTAATAAAATCTTAGCGTTGTTCACACGCTGCTGGGAGAAACTAATTCGGGTGGCTTCTGCCTTTTCTTCTGGGTTGGGAAGTACTAACTCATAATCTGTAATTCCAAAAGCCTCTAATAGGCGAGGAAATACTTTATCTTTAAGACGACGTTGATCAGACTCTACGGTTCTACCCATTACTACAAGCTGGGAAGTTTGGGTTGACATCCCCCCGAATGAGTCGGGGTTCCCCTGCCATACGGGGGTTACTCCCCAGATAGCAGCAATTCGTTCCCTTATTTCATCCTTAATTGGTAGGTAATCCATTTCCTGTAAGGTATGGAATAACCTTACCATGTCAACTCTACCACGTTGGTTTCTAGCACTTACCGCAATCATAGGAACATAGTTGGGGTCTTTACGTGTTTCTGCCTGAATAATAGCTCGTTCACGCTTCAACGCTTCTGGGTCATCAGTCTGGACCATCAACATGGATGCGGGCATCTTGCGTTCAAAGAAGTAACGGTATAGGTTTTTATCCATCCCTATTAAAGTCAAAGCCTTTTCAAAAATAGTAAGGATGGGAGACATACCATATGTCTCAGTTGGAGTAAACTTTGACGTATGTATAATTTCGTTCTCTAGGAAATAAATTACTTGTGTGCGGTGTAGGAACCTGTACATAGCTCCCCTAAGTTCTATTCCGCAGGGTTCCCCCTCAGACCCGTCCTCTAATTGTTGGGGAATCTTACAGTTACCGGGGGATTCAGTAATGGCTTCACGATGAATGGGGCAAATAAAATGTGTATTATTAGGCAGACCCATCTCATCTAGGTCAAATTCTATCAGTGCGGGATTCATTCTTCGGATTTCTACTACCTTTGAAGAAACTTTATTCTTTTCATCCGCTACATATTCTTTTACTAGATAAATAAAGGCGTCATCAATTGTATTAACATCGAATTCAAACAGCCTAAGTACTTCTTCTAGCGTCTGCCCAAATTGATTGGCGTGGCTCATTACTTTTTTAATTTTAACTAGCTGCTTTGAATCGGGATCATCTGTTATAGCCGAGAAGGATAAGCCCTGCCTAAATACCTCATTAATAATATGCCCTATAGGGGCACGTATTTCTTCAACTGTATATGAAATATTCTGTAAGTCGGAAATTAGCTGGCGTCTATATGCCAGTTGATTACGTATGTAAGAGTTGGCAATGTAATCAACCCCAAACTCAGGGCTTCTTCCCTTTTCCCTGTCATCAGAACCTTTCATGATAAGATTTTCGTTAAAGTTTGCTAACGAATCTAACACAGAGGAAGCCGAGTCTCGTTTTTGTGTGAAAGAACTACCGGGTCCGACAAACTCATCTAAACGCATTAGTCATTAAGTCCTATCATGTTTTCCGCTTGTCCCATATTAGCTAGTTTAGAAATAATCATCTGCTTTATAAGAAAACTCTCTGATACATCACTAGGTGGAGCAGGTTGTTGAATATTTGATCGAGGTGATCTCTCGGATTGTGCAATGTCTGGGTCTAAAAGCTGTTCACTTAAACTTTCATTTTCTCTTCCTAAAACAATGTTATCCGCTTCGAGTTCTTCAACCCTAGCTTCTAAAGATTGAAGCTCGGCAAGAGCGGCACTTTGTAAGAAACCCCCCTTAGTTGCTTCTCGTATTACTGCTAGATACTGCCCCTCTGTAAGTAAGGTTACAGAAGGATTACTATCTGATATCTCTTCGTTATCTGCTATCGAACTTAGGGATTCATCCCATGTATCGAGAACTCTCCACGTACCTGCGGCATCTCTTTTAGCTACATACTGTATGTCTTGATCGCTCATCTGATCCTCCTCGTCTTTATTCTTTCTTATTATACTGATAATGCGATGGTTTTATGCAATATGACATTTAGACCACCCACAATTTTTACAGGTAGAACACCCTGACTCCTCTATAATAAAAGGGTCGTCACAACAATTTTCTCCTGAACCAGATAGTTCTAACCACTTTAAATCAGAAGGAGAATCAGAATATAAAGATTGAAGTTTCAACTCATTATCCCGCTCTGAAGCCATGGACGGTATCATAACTAGCTGGGAAAAATCCATGCTTTCTGTCTTAGATTCCTTGTTATCCTTGGACACCAAAACCTCCTTATTACGAGAACCTGCTCTATACACGGTAATGCCTTTACATTCAGTTCGCCATGCTTCTAGATAAGCTGTTGCTATGTCTTGAACTGTTGCATTGTTGGGAAAATTAATTGTTTTAGATATACCAGAATCACAATATTCTTGGAAGGCTGCTTGCATACTTACGTGCGACTTGCCGGGGATGTCAGCAGAGGTTACAAAAACTTCTTTCGCCCACTGCGGAACATCTTCTCTGTCCTGAAGGGAGCCTCCATCAGCCACATACTTCATTAGGTCCTCAGAATAAAAGCCTGAATCTTTGGCTGTGCCTTTAAAATACTTGTTTGAATAAAAGAATTCCTGCCCCTCAAGTATGTTTTGTTTCCGCCAAACTAGGGCAAAAGTAGGTTCTATACCACTAGACGTATCCGCAAGCATAGAAATAGTC